GGGACGGGTGTGCTTTTGATTCCAAAATTCGTGTCGTCATTCGGCAGCAGCATATCGCTCATGCGCGCGATGCCGGCGCGGGTTTTGTTGCGCGTGATATTGACAAAAACCTGGGAGCTGCTGTTGTAACTCATCCGTTTTGTTTCTTCCGGTGTGTACTCACCGTGGTATTGGCGCAGATCCTCCAGCCACCGGGTTTCGATCATCTGACGCCCAGCTACCTGCTCTTGTGCTAATCGATCGAGCTTGGAGCCCAGCATGTTGAGGTTTTCTTCCTGCAGAATCCGCTCTTCTTCCGATGTCTCTTCGGCGTAGTCCATATCAGTATCCTGCAATTGGGTCGCCTGGTAAGTAGCTGCTAATCGAGTTTTCAGCAGGGCGTGTGACAGCGACTGAAACCTTCATCACTCCGTAGCGCATAGCATCCATGAGGTGGTCGTTTTTCTTCACGACTCGGCCCTTCTCATCACGCCGGTACAATCGGATTTCGCTCAGAGTGTGCTGCAGGGTTCTGAAAATCTTGAGTCGACCCGTTGAAAGGCGGTCTAGCGTTTCCAACAACCCTGATTCAATGGACTTGTTGGCCTTGTGAAGAATTAATCCCTCAGCGATGTACAGCTTCCACAGGTCTTTTCCATCAATCTGGGACCGACCGCGCGCTGCGGTATCAATAACCCCAGGTATCCATTTGCCTCGCAGTTGAATGCCCTTTGAATGTATCGGTGGCTCAGCTTCGCCCCGGTAATGCTCGGAGTAAGCGTAAATGATGTCGGTGTCGCGATCGTGAGCAAGCCAGATAGCGGCGGTTTTATTCCAGCCAACATCCATGCCGTACATGCGCGGGAACCAGGGCGGGATCTGGAAGGGATCAATAACAAAATCTTCTTCGGGCACTGGGTATATCGCGCCGGCGCCAAGGCTTGGGTTGCCGTTCATCCGTGCGTCAACCAGATGTGGGCTGATGCTTTTTGCCATATCATCGATGTCCGTCTGCTTGAGGTGTGGGACGTGTGACCAGCCGGCTTGCACAACGTATCGACTCACTATTTACCTATGACGAAGGTTGCTCCGGCAATCTTCATTTCGTCACCGGTGCGAGATTTTGGATAGATATGCCGAGCAATGTTCAGGGACAGCATGCCCCGCTTAATTTTTCTTTCTGCAACCAGGTCAGTGAGCTTGCGCAACACCAAAGAATTGCAGGTGTCGGCCGGTACGTTCACTTTGGTTTCTGGCCGTTGGATGCTAGTCATAAGGGAACCTGCTCGTGTCTTGCTTCCAGAAAATCAATAACCAGCTCGGTGAGGCCCGCCAGTGGCGTGAAAGTGATTGCCACTAAACCCTGAGTAGTCATCGTTCGGATGAGGGCTTCGTCGTACACGTTTTTTGGAACTTCTTCATCCAGCCAGATGAAATCCTGCTCAGTGCCTTGAAAGATCTTCCGGCCCTGTTCGTAGCTGCGTAACATCAAGCGACTTGTACCGCCGCTTGTGTGCTCAACGGTAATGCCTTCGTAAAGGTTGGCAACGCCTCGTGCTGGGGTCGGCTTGCCCAGCTTATCGCCAGGCAGTAGGCCGGAACCGAACTCCGGGGTACCCCAAAGACCGCCAAGCAGCTTGTTCTGAATAATGTCTCGCGTGGTTGTGCTGGTGTCGCCTGCAGCAAGGCACTGCACTGGCCTGTCAAAGCGGTGGCCTTCCCACCAAACCGGATACTCACCCGTCATGTGGTAGGTCAGCTCACAACCACCCGCCACGGTCTTGCCAACCCGGTTCGCGGCCATAAACAGCCGTTCCCGGTGAAGGCTGCCGGCCCGGAAAAACTCAAGGTGCTTTGGGTACAGCTCGCGCCGGTAAGGCCCGGTGTCTGGAAAAAGCTGCTTGATGAGGGTGTAGCGCCTGCGTCTGGCCTTTTCCTCCAGCGCCTTTAGTAGCTCCCGCTTGGCGCTGTCACTTCCCATTCCCTACCTGCTTGCTTAGCTCGGCAATGCGGGCGTCAAGGTCATCGTCTGCCAGTGCTCGCTCTGGGCCCTGCTCGGGGTTGTCGTCATCCATGCCGAACGCTTGGCGCTCCAGCTTTATACATTTACCAAGGGCGTCAACGCCGGAATTGAGCGAGCGAGCAAACTCGTTGTGGTTTTCCTCGTCCACGGTCATGCCTGAAAGCGTGACGGCCAGCTTGGTTGAAATGCCCTGCCACTTGGAAATAAGGGTTCGATGACCCCTGACAACCTGGGCGATTTCATCCGATGCAGAATCAATAATGTCGGAGTCGGTACGAATGCCAGAGTCCGTACCAGTAGTTCGTACCAACTTCGACTTAACCGCACTACGAACGCTGCCGCTTAGGTCTCTCTGCCAGCCGTCGCGCTTGGCTCGCTTCCTGATTGCTCCCTCAGTAATGCCGTGCTCTTTGGCAATAGCCATAACGCTTTTTATGCCAGCGCTGAACTTCGCCTCTATCTCATCCCAGTCGTTCTTTGTAGCCATAAATCAGATACGCGGCCCTTGGGCGGCGCCTCCTTTGAATAGGTGCCGGGCGTCTCACGACGTGCCAGCGGTGGTTGGCGGTGCCTCACGGCATGGCCTGGGCGGCGTCTCTCGACGGGGCCAAAAGGTTTACTGGTTGGATCTCTCTTGATAGTTGCGGGCCTCAGTAAGCCGCTTGTTCGCTTGCCGTATCGCTTCCACCATTCGGCTCTCCCACTCCAGCGCATCGCGCTCAGTCGGCCCAGTCAGGAACGGCACGTCAATATCGCTAATCAGCCGATCCGGTATCGCCACACATTGCTGCACGGGCGGCGGGGTCGATATAGCCGGCGAGGCACAGGCGCTCAATAACAGCGTCAGGCCGGCGGCTGTCAGCCCACTCCCGAACCTCTTTGCTGTCGTTGATAGCATCGCGTAGCCCTGCATTGAGTGCGTTTAATCGGCTTGTGGATTGCTTTGAGGATTCGGATAGGCGCCGGTCAATGGCGTTTAGCTGCGCGGCATTGGCTTTGATTCTTGCTTGCTGGTCTGTCCAGGCTTGCTGCCAGACGGTGTTCGCGACTTCAGCAGTCTCGGCGCGGGATTCGGCAGCGCCTTGATCTTGTTTTGCGTCAAGCAGCAGCCATGTGAGGGTGCCGACGGATGCAACGGCGGCGAAGATCACGCCCAACAAGATGCGAGGGCCAGCGATTTTGGTTAGCAGTTGGGCCATCATTTTCCTTTCATGGCCTCCACTGCATTGCCGCCGTAGTAACAAAGCAGATTCGCAGAGAACACCCAGGCCAGCGTTTGAGCCAGCGGCACGATGTCGGCGCTGATGCTGCCGATTAGGATCTGGGCAAGGATGGCGTAAAGGCCGAGCAAACTGGCATAGGCCATCATTCTTCGATGGAACCACCATTGGTTCGGATTCGGATGGTCAACGGTCACTTTCAATGACTCGATCCAACTTGCTCTCTATCCGCAGCATGTAACCCCGGATCTCGTCAAACTTCTTGTCTGTGCGCACTTGATCGTCGGCTCGCGTAGTTTGCAGATGCTGGATGTTCAGCGCGTTGCTATTTACTCGCCCGTTCACGTCAGAGAAGTAAATGAACAGCGCACCGATAATGGTGACGGTCGAAAGAATGTGAGTGAGGCTGACAGCGCGGCTTATGTGCCACGGCTCTGAACGACTTTGATCGTCGCGGTTTGGGTCTGTCATGCTTCACTCTTGGCTGGCATCGGGTGCGAAGACCATGGAAGCTGGTAATGAGGCCCGTCTTCCAGGCTCTGCCAGTCACCACCCCACTCAATCGGTATCTCCAGCTCGTCAGACGCCTGTTTCATGGCGTGAGCAATTTTGTGGTACAGAGGCCAATCCCAGCGAATCGTGCCATCTACCCACGCGCCAAGGTCAACGGCATGGCCGGTCAAGTGGCGTGAGTTCATGGTCTGGGATGCCCCGGCCTTGAACAGCTCTTTCTGCCGGCTCTCGCTGCGCAAACCTTCCAGCACGGCAAAGTCTACAGTGGTGATTTTGATAGCTCGGCCAACAACGGCAATCAGGTCAGGATGCACGCCGGACAGCCGGTGCAATGATCTTTGGCTTAATCCGAACATACTGACCTCCAGATGATTAGGGTTGCCCGCCAGGTTATGGCGTACCAGTGAGCCCGTTTGGTCGGGGTTGACATAGGCTTGGCGGGCAAAATTCAATAAAAAAAGCCCTCACGTGGAGGGCAAAGGTGCGGGGTAGCAGACCGCTGGGAATAGGGGTGGCCTGCGGGCTGCTTCGGTAACTTTCACTAATTAGCCGATAGGCTACTCCACAATCAGAAAACTGTCAATATATACTGGCTGGATGGATTAACAGTTAAATAAATCAGTTTTGTGTGTAGATAACTGTTGCAGGGTTTAGTTATGTGTGTATAATAGTATCCATAGAGTAACAACAACCCAGAAAAAGGAAATCACCATGACCACATTAACTATCAATACCCGCGACCACGGAACCGTTGAATTTTTCATGCAAGGCGCTGAAAGCGACGAATCCCGTTACGTGTATCTAGGCAACAGCACCCTCGGCAAGCAAATTTGTGCAGGCGGCTCTTTCGGCGGCGAAACCGTACGGGCCACGCCAGAAACATTTGAGCGTGAATG